TAGATATAAGTTTCTATAATACAACTCCCCATCACTTGTCTTCCTTGCACTTAACCACTCTGGTGGATACTCAATCTGCTGAACATCATTAATAAACCCTTCCAGTTTATGTGCTACTCTAACAGGGTAAGTCATTTTAGTATAACCCCAATGTGACCAGTCGTTAAACCAGAAATCTTGGTCTTCTTCTATAACTTGTGGGATGATTTTAATACCTAGAGACTTCTCAACCTCTTCAGTTGCTGACTCTATAAACATCTCCATCATCTCTTCAGAAATAACCTGACCATCCTTACATATATCTATACCATAGAAGTAAGTCTCTATCATTTCTGTTGGTGACATTACCAGTTTGCTTTGGGTGTATCTACATGTAAGTGTTAGTCTGGGCATATTCCTTTTCTTATATAATTAGTTAAGTCTCTCCTCAATGTACTTAATAAGCTGGTCTTTCTTCAAGTCCTTCCACTCATTCTTATCCAACTCTGCCTCCTTACATAGATCTCTCAATTCATCAACCTTAAGAGATTGTAAGTCAAGTCCAGTATCTTCTGCTTTTTCTTCAGAAACTTTTTCTTCTGTCTGTTCAACTAGACTCTCTTCAGTAGCCTTCTGTTCTTCACTGTCTACTGTATTCTCTGCAGTATTCTCAAACTCTTCATCAGCTTTCTCAGCTTCAAGTCCTTTATTTTCATCAGCCTTTTCAGCTTCAGGTTCTGCACTTGAGATTGAACTGTCTCTTTTAACAATCTCCTCAAATCTATCTTCTTCTTTAAGATCACCTTGTAGGTTACTGTCAAAGTAAACAGATACTCCTTTAATTAATTGAACTTCCAGATTTGATCTGTTTAGTTTACTTGTCTTGATTTTCATATCTACAATTTTATAAATGTATGTATAAATATAATTAAAATGAATGAATTAAAATAGAAAAAGGGCTGGAATCTTAACTCCAACCCTTTTTGCTTTTGACACCTATTTGAAACGACTACTTTTCAACTCCGATATTGATAAATCTTACCATCTTTTTTGGTTGGTACAAGATTGGTGTACCATACAATAAGACCATAAATCTTTGTGCTGGTGACAACTGTGCTAATGGCATCTTCATTAAAGGTGCAAGTTGTTTGAACTCATAGATCTGAGAATCATTTTGTAACAACATTGCCTCTTCAGTTTCTGGTAACCATCTGTTGTTATCAGCTACGTGTCCTGCTGCAAGTCCATCATATCCTTGAGCTAACTGCTCTACAGAGATCTCAATTAGTGGGAATAAGTTTGCTGTAGCTGAAGTATCATCTACTTTACTTCTGTAGATAACAAATCCAGTAGCTGGATAAGAACCACCTGAGTTAGTAAACTCTAAGTCTACTGTCTCTCCTGCTGCTACAGTAATAGCACCTGCTGTGATCTGAGTCAGTGCAGACTCTCCATATCTATTTTTGGCTGCTACTGCGTAAATGTAATCTCCTGCATCTGCTGTTGTGAATTGGCTCAACACATTTGTTGAAGCTGTTCCAGAGACAGATGTTGGAGCTGAAGGAGCTTTGTTAGAAGTTGCTCCTGCAGAAACTAACTTTGGGTGTCCTTTGGTTGCGAAGATATCATAATCAAGCTCGATTTCACCAAACTGTGATGCAAAACGATTAACTGCTTGACCCATTACCCCTGCAGTAACCTGAGGAGAGTTTGGAGAAATTAATTTCTTGTCATGGAAGTTTGCAACGAAGTTGGAAAGAACTGATGGAGGTCCAATCAGTAAGTTTGCATGACCATAGTTTCTGATGATCTCTAAGGCACCATTCTCAATAGCACCTTCTGTCAATCTCTTACCTCTCATGTCAATAACTAAAGAGTTATTTTTCTGATAAGCATCAAGAGTTGCATAACCACCATTCTTGTGGTGTTGTGTGTACAAACCGTTCCACTCTTGTGTTACGATATCACTGTTAGAAGAGAATAACCCCTTGTTAGCTTTTCTAAGAATCCATTGAATACCATTCGTTGTTTCTCTCTGAACAGCATTACCGATATGGTTCTTAACCAAAGTCATTGGGTGGGTAACAGACTTAGTAACTCCTAAGAATTTTACCAACTCTGCCTTACGAATGTAAGTAGAATCTTCTTCTTCTGGTAACTCACCTTCATTGTTGAATCCACCACGATCTGCTCCATAAGAGTCAAGTTGTAAGTATTCTTCAACAGTGTTGAAAGCTGGGCTTTTTGGAATTCTCTTCCACATTTTAATATCACTCTCTGTAAAAGTGATAACTTTTAGACTCTTCTCTAAAGACTCCACTTTCAAAGGAGCACCTGAGGCAGTTGTCATACCAGTAGTCTCTCTACCTGTAATCGAACCAGCTTCTAATGCTTTAGATAACTCTCCTACAGCTTGTGCTGTCTGAGGTGCTTGTGAAAGTGCGTCTTCACCAAACCCGGCACCGTGTCCATAGTTGGCTAAATTTACGCTTGCATTGTCCATTTTTGGTCAGTGTTTAATTAATAACTAAATTTGTAATAAACCAATCTTCTTTCACAATCTAATATTTTGTTAGGACTATAGTCCTACTATGTCAATTCCTTCTGACTTCTGCAAGTCATCAATAACTCCTTTACTTAAAGCTCCTGAAGACTCAAAGGCTGCCATTGACTGAGCATATAGCATATTTGGTTCTGCAGAATCAAGTGCTGCTTTTCTATCTAAGATATCCAAGATCTGTGTCTTGTGTTGTACTGCATGTAAGGACTTAGAATTACCATCCAATGATTTCTCAAGAGTTGGGTGCTTCATATAGTTCTGACTTGTTACTGTCCTAGATGGGATTGGAGTATTCTCTACCTTTTGTACTCTTTCAAGTACATCCTGGATTGATTTCTCTAGGGTATTATTCCTTCCAATTTCATCCTCCAATGATTTCTCTAGGATTTGGTTCTTTTCTAAGATGCCTTTAGTTGCTTGTCCTAGTGATTTGATTAAGTCAGTTGTCTCATTGAAACTACCACCCATAATACCTTTCACTAAGTCACTAACTTCTGACTTACTCATAAATTCACCTACCTTACCCATTGAAGCAGCGTTTTCATCAGCCTTTGGAGCTGACCCTTCACCCTTCTCAATGTCTTTCTTAGACTTCTTAGAAGAAAGATAAGACTGTAGTTTACTTTCAGCTTCATCACGAGCTTTCTTTAACTCCATCTCTTCTTCATCTTCATCATTGTCTGCAGGGGCTGGAGCACCTTCACCTTCATCATCAAGATCTTCTGACTTAATAAGTGTAGTACTTGCCTTCCCTATGACAGCATCCAGTGACTTCATAATATCATCACTAGTAACTTCTGGTTCCTGGTTTTTGTTCATTTTGCTTCGTTTTGTTGCAATTAGTTTAGCTGCTTCATATACTTCTTCAGCTTTTACTAAATCATTGTTATAAATATAATTAAAAATTTCCGAATAAGCTTCCCCTTTACTAAGATTTTTTTGAATCTTTGGTAGTTCCTCTGTATTCTTTAACTCTTTATCAACTGACTCAACAGTTATATGACTGTTTTCACTTGCTGACAAACTCTTCTCCACCTGTACTGAAATAGGGGACTCTGTGATTTTAATGTTTAAGTCTCTATCTATGCATATAGTCTTACCATCTCTTTCAAGGTGTATAATATAAGTAGAGTCAATCTCTGACTTCTCCACAGTATGATTAGCTTCTTCACCCTCCATATAGTCATACACAAAGTCATCTTGGTGATACTCCCCTTTAAGAATATCAACCAGTGTATTAGGGTTTCTTGGATTGAGTGTTAAAGCACAACCTGTTAGAGTTGCTTTAAGAATCTTCTTTTCATTATATGGGTCCCTTTCAAGTACCTTCCCTTCAATACTGAATCCCATTCGTCTTGTTGAAGATGACTTCTGTAGCATTTTAGCAGTATCATATACTGATCTTGCTAACTTACTCTCAGGATACAAGAACCCTTTAACATAAACTCCTCTGGGTGTTATTTCAGCAGAGGTAGGTTCCCCTATTACTGCTGATGGGTTAAACTTTGACTGATGGTTGTAGTTGAAGAACCCATTACTAAGAAAGTAAGATACATCCCAACCTCTCTCATCAATCTCTTCATCTTGGGAATCTTTATCTCTGGTGGTGGCAATACCACTTATCTCCATTACATCATTCCCCTTCTCATCTTTACCACCTTTCTCTAGGGTGATGTTATCAACAAAAAACTTGAAACTGTCTTCACTATGTAATCCAACTGTACTCATTTTACTCACTTTTCTTAGTATGTTCTGCAGTCTTGAAAGGCTTAAATGCTGTGTAGCTCTTTATAGCTTTATTAAAAGTGGTATTGTCTACCAACTTTGACTCCCAACCTTTCTTAATTGTATTGTAATGTACATACATTGGGTCTAGTAATTGGAGTAGAGTACTCTTTAGGTCTAAGATAAAACCATCTGCTGGTCTTCGTCTAATTTCTTCAATTGACATAAAGGTGTAGTTGGTATGCTCCTCACTGTCAAGTGCTACCATCTGTTCACCTTCCTCTACATTTACTTCATAGTAGTGTATTGTTCCTCCAAGTGGTAAGTTTACTTCTGCCAACTTAGTACAACTTAATGCTGTAAGGTTAGTTTCTTCTTGTAACTCCCTTGAAGCAGCTATCTCAGGTTCTTCTTCAGCTTCAATCTTTCCACCAGGTAGACCCCATTTATTTGGTTCAAATTCATCATCCTGTTTTCTAAGAAGTAGTAGGACTTCACCATTCTGGTTTCTTACAATACTATCACTATAGCATTGCAGTAAGTTTGGGTTCCCTTTCTGCAGTTCTTCCAACTCCTCTTCTGCTGATTTTAAGCTAGCCTTCTTCTGACTTAGTGACTTGATAAGTTTAGCTTCATTCTCTCTATGTTTCTTTGAGATACTTTCTTTAACTATCTCCCCACCAGTAAAGCCTTTCTCAATTTGTTGGTTAGTTGTACTAATCATTTCATTGTATGACTCCTCCCCTATATCAATCTTCTCTATAAGGTTGGTAATCTCAGACTTGAGTAAGTCTATCTGACTCTCTTTTATCTCAATGGCTTCACCTACACTCATATCACTTGTAGTGGTATTACCTGTAAATAAACCTACTATCTTCTTCCCAATACCTTTCATTTCTAGTTATGTTTAATAACAAAGTACAATTTCACAACTCCAGAAGCAATACTACCTTTAGTAACCCTTACACCAATATACTTACAGTTGAAGTGGTCTTTCTCAAGTATTACTGAACTGTTATTAGTATCAAGATTAGTAGGCACATCAATCACAGCCCAATCTTCTCCATTATTTGATTGGATTAGTTGTAGACTGCCATCAAGGGAACCTGTAAGATCTGTGGCTACTGCTTGGCAACTTACTTGGTGTCCACCTAAAGAGAAGTCATCATGTATCATTACATCCTTACTAGAGGGTTCTAGACTAAGATCCAACTCTACTTCAAACTCCCCTACTGGGCTACCAAAGACTGCTGACTCTGTAGTTTTCTCAAACTTATATCTTCTTGACATCTTTAATTTGTTTATGCTGTGATTTCAATACTTAAAGCTGCTTCAACAACTGACTGTCCAAAAGCATCTGCTACTGTTACCTCAAAAGTTGCTTCTTCTGCAGTATCACAAACTCCGTGAATGGTTCCTGTATTTCTATCAAGTTCAAAGCCTACAGGTAGGGCTCCATCTGTTACCTCATATACTAGAGGTCCATTCCCACCCTCAACTTCTACTTTAGTATTATAAGGTGTACTTTCTGTCCCATTATCAAATGGGCCAGTTGATAAGATATCTAGTGCAGTAACTGAGTCTACTGCCTCAATTGTCTCAACCTCTGGGCTGATATCTACAATATCCATTAGTAAGTTGTTTGCCTTAGCAAAGTCTACCATCTCTGGAATAGATAGTGGTAACTCTTGCAACCCTACTCCTGCTTTTACTGCTTCATCAGTATTACCAGTGATAGTCATAATGGTAAAGTTCTGATTCTCTCCCATTAAGTCTGTCTTTACTTCTACAAACAATTTGTTTGTTGGTGTTCTTAGTACTATTGTTTTCATATCTCTTAAGTATTATTTTCTAGCTGTAGTTATAAATATAATTAAAATTCTTCTAAACTAGGTAATCTTTATCTCCAATCTTTACTTTTACTTTACTTCTATCTTTAACTCTCTGGTTCTTGATGGTTGGAGTACCTCTTACAAACTTACCTTCCTCATCTGACCATTCATACCCTTCAGGTACCTCATTCACTGTACAACGACAGTTACCACTTATCCATACTCTACCCTTTCTACGTACAACTAATGTATGATACTTCTCAAGTTCAACATCATATACCATACCATCATAGTCAACTTCTGTCAATCTATCCTCTCTCTTACTATTAAGTCTATGGGTGTACTTAGAGTTGCCTTCTGAAATCTTCCAGACTTCTCTACATCTGTAACCTTCATACACTACTGATGGCATCTTTGTATATGAAGGCTTCTTACCTGTCTTAAGAAGAATCTCTCCAATATCTGCAGCTAACTTATCTGAAGATGTATGGAAGTGTCTTTGACCCTTAAATGTATAACCTTCAAATACTGTACTCTTATCAAATGTCCCATCTCCTTTACAGTAGGATATAAGAAAGTACTGTAGTAATCTAGTACTCCCTGCTTTAATATATTTAGGTATATATTTCTGGTATGAGTGTCCAAGTGACCTAAAGCTATCTATAAATCTCTTAGAGTACATTCCATCTCTAAGATTAATTGGTATTACTATATCTTCTTTACCAACCCATATCTTACCAAATAATCTCTTACACAAATCTATAATCTCCTGACGATAGTGGCTCTTTAGTTGAGTAATACAAATCTCCCACCTCTCATTGCCTTGGTGTACACAACTCCCTTCACTTATATACCAGCCCATGAATGTAAACCAGTCTTCACTGTTAAACTCTACACCACCTACTCTACAACTCTTATAGTCTTTACCTTTATAGTCTGGTATAGTTCTAAGAAACTTACTCTCTCTAGGCAGCCTAGTGCCTTCAACTAGTCTTAGCTTATTATTACTCCAACCATCAAAGTGGACTACATGTCTATGATTTGGGGTTGTTAATGAGTCAAAGTCTCTTGACTGTATACTATGCATCTTACCTTTATAGTGATACTGTACTCTTTCAACTGCTGCTACCCAGTGACTATTCCCTGTATCAAGATTAATTGATAAGAACTTCTCTTTGAGTGTTAGATCTCTGAATAGTCTCCACCCTCTATCTGTCAACACCTCTGTATCATCTGAGAAGCAGTAGGGATGTAAGGGTCCAAGGGTTGGTTTCCAGTCAGCTGCTTTTCTGCCTATATTAGTACCATTCGATTTTAACTCTGATAGCTTGAATATTCTAGGCTTTGAACCAAGTCCTGCAGTTAGATACCCTGCTATACAGTGTTTACAAGCTCCTGGATAGACATCTTTATATACAAACACATCTTTCCCATATTCTCTTTCCAGAGTTGAAGCTCTACCTTCTTCATAGGCATTGTGTAACACATACTCTGCTATTCTACCTAAGTCTCTATCCCAAGCCCCTGTCTTATGTCCAATTTCAGAGATCATATCACTTACTGACCCTCTCATTTGAACTGCCTTGATACCTGCCTCAACAATAGAGGTATCTAGTTTTGACTGTAAATTAAGATCTTCATGTGTGATTATCTTTGCTACATCACCCTTAATTCTCCCACCTAGTACTCTTACATCATTTGTAATCTGATGTTTTAGTGAGTCAACTGCAGCTTCCTCCTTTCTTGTTAGAGGCATATAGTTTTTTGAATACATGAACTTCTTGAACTCTTTATAGTTCATAGACTTTGCTCTATTATCTGAGATAGCAGAGGATAGTAGTCCAAAAGCAAAAGCCTCATCTATCTTTCCTCGGCTGTCTTTGAATTTCTCCAGGTCAACTCCTGCATTCTTTAAAGACTGTCTCTCATATTGACTCAAGTACTGGGGACCAATGTTGGTTGTAATGAACATAGATTGATGTTTATCAATTATCTCCATTAGCTCCTGAACTTGTTTTGGTGTGAATATCAGCATTTACTTATCTTTTATGAATGATATCATTGTCTGAGCAATATCAGTTACCATAACCTTAGTAAGTTTACTATAGTTTGACTTCATCTCTCCTTCATACTGATATATCATAGGAAATCTAGGAGCATCCTTATACTTAGCTTTACTCTTCAGTTGTGGTATCTTCTTATTCATTATTTAGTCTTACTAGCAATCTCTGTACCGTCAACAAACTTAGTAAAGTT